CGTAAATCTCCAAGTGTCCAAAGTAGCACCCGATCGCACCCATGTTGAAATAACTCATATTGGGACGAGTCACGCTCGAATCGTAGTGCATCTCCACAGATTTATCGAAAAACTCGGGTTGTACCATGTTTTCGAATTTACGAGCATTCTTCACGTCTCTCGTGTCCTGTCCGTAGACGACCTCCACGGGGTGCTGGTCGTTGTCGTGATATTCGAAAAACACATCTCGGCGTTCTTGGGCACTCGGGATGGTCAGGAGATATGACTTATAATTGTACTTTTCCCCGCCCCTCGCTAAAATGAGCACAAGTACTATTACGAGCAGTAATGCGAGTAACATTATTATTTAAATTATATTTTAATTTCATTTATAAATGATTTAAAGAAATGGGTCGTTATATACTTGTAGCCAATCATAGCTCAGTTGGGAGAGCAACTGACTGTAGTCTCACGACTAACAACTGCTGTAATCAGTGGGTCCCTGGTTCGAATCCGGGTGATTGGATACACTCTCTTGTCGTCTAGTGGTTTAGGACATTCGGCTGTTAACCGGGCAACCAGGGTTCGAATCCCTGCAAGAGAAATACCTTACTTTTTAGATACACATTCTTATGTATGTAAAAAGTATAGATATGTTCATGCGGTTTCTATTTGGAGGAGATTCGCCAGAAGTCCGTCGTCGTGAAGGTTTCAAAGAAACCATTTTTATAGAGGCGTATAACGAAGTCGGTGAATGCGTCGTGTTAGAGACGCCTTCTCCTGTCAGAAGCGATTTACATCCAAGATTAGCGTCACCCGTCGCGAGGAACCTAACTTTTCAACGCTATGATATTTTGCGTGATCGAACATGAATTCCTCGCCAGTTTCGTGTACGTGTTTATGTGTCCACGTGTAAAGCGTGCAGTCGCCATCACCTTCTAAGGTCATGTGGTAGCGAAGTTGTAAATTACTCTCCGCCCTGTGGGCTGGGATGTGCATCGGTCCTTCTATGACTGCGATGACCCCTGTTTCTTTGTCAACGCTTGGAATTTTGTTAATAATATTTTGTATCAATGGAAAATCACAAACATTGTAATAATAATACTTTTCGTTTTTGGGAAACCAACTATCTTTGTCGTGGAAGTAATGTTTCGTGACATTCCCCTCATTTTCAAAAAAACATCGACGTATTTTTCCAAAATTAAACCCAATCTCCCAAAGTGCAAATGGATGATATTCCTTCTGACCACAGAAGATGTCGACGAGGGTATTTCGCATGCCCACGAGGGGGCGCCATGGGTTTTGAAAATATAATTTATCCATGGGAGGTTTGCAATAGTCCCAGGCTACTAACACGAAAGGCACGCTCGCTATCCACCACATTAATTTCTCTGTATATATTAAAAATGCCAGGATACAGGCGCTCGATGTACACCGCCCCCGAACCGACGGAGGAAACTCCCGACCTGAATGCTCGTTTTTTCATGCCGAGCATGGAAGAGCTTTTGATGCTCGCCATCGTCCTGGCTTTGTTCTTCATGCGAAAGACCATGAACAACGTCGCCTACACCGCCGCGTTGGCTGGTCTCGTCGGTTTGTACGCGTACAAGCGCGTGCAAAAAGTTGAAAAGTATTGCTCGAAGTGCATGATGTAAAAAAATATATGTAAAACGTAAGATATGATTGAGGTGAAACTCATCAGGTCTCCCAGTCCTAAACACAAATTTAGGGTCATCTTTAGAACTGGAAGGTATGTTGATTTTGGTGGACGTGGGTATTCCGACTACACCCTTCACAAGACCCCGGAAAGAATGCGTCTCTATGTGCAACGTCATGGTGGTTCTATTCCAGCGTCTGTTTTGAAAGAGCGTCGACCGGGGAAAATTCAGAGCGGTATGCTCGCCGTGGACACGAGTCGTAAAGAGTTGTGGACAGCGGCGGGTGTGGGTACCGCGGGTTTTTGGTCGCGATGGTTACTTTGGTCGTACCCAACCCTTGACGATGCAAAAAAGTATATTTCTAAAAGATTTAAAATAAAGTTTACAAACGTTTAAATATAAATGTCCTGGAGACCCGCAACCCTCGAGGAATTGCAAAATATTGTGAGAGATGTCATTCTCCCTGAACTCGTCCAGTTGAGGGAGGAGGTCCACTACCTCCGTAAACACACGTGGCCGTACGTTCAAGCCATGAAGGAGAATGGGGCGCAATTGAGTGACATGCAAGCGAAGAGAGAATTCTTCAACAACCTATACGACGAGGATGTTCAAGAACTCTTAGCTCTGAAAGCGAAGTGTGCAAAAAGTGTGGGGCTCAGTGCCATAGAGTACGACACGATTAGAAGAAATCATCCGTCCGGTACATCTTGACGTTGTACGCACCCTCTTTTCCGAGAACGTCAACACTCTCATTCCCATAGAATTCGGGGCATCCAATGTCCTCGGTACACTCACGACCTTCGTGTGTCACGGGCACCGGGTACATCTGTTCCCCTGACGTCGTCGTGTAATAGTTATAGCGGTCTCTGTACCCGCGCGCTTCTTTGCCGTACAAGGGCAGGGTCTCATTCCCCGGACCGACCAACAATCCCATTTGCTGCATGTGTCCCGGCTTATACTGCTTGATGGGTGGCCCCCTGTATTCGGGCGCTCGTCGCATCGGTTCGGACGGCACGCGCACTGGTACAGGCACTTCGACTCGCACCGGCACCTCCACCGGTACGACCACTTTCTTGGGGTTGTACCAGTTGTAAAGCACGACCAATGCCAACACGAGGATGGTCGCATACATGAGCCTTGTTTTATTTTTATTCTTCATGTATGATATATACTCATGGCTGAGAAAAGAAAAGCGAACACGACCAATCTACTCGGCGAAGCTGTTCGAAAACAAAAGAAAAAAAACGAACTACAAAAGCGGAGAAATGAGGAAGCCACGCGCTTGGCGCTCGAGGCGAAAAGAATACGCGATAAACGCGAGAGGGAAGAGCGCGACATGGCAGAAGCCCAGCGAAATCTTAATACCAGGGGGTCGATGATACAAGTCATGCGTCTCCGCGCGCTGCAAGAACGCGAACGCGAACAGCGTCGAGTGGAAGCCATGTACCAACGCATGCTCGGGCAGGTGATGCGACGAGCGACCTTCACGCCCACGGATTTCAAACAACTTGGAAAGATTGCGAAGGCGCGTTCGGACAACAAAATTGTTGAGGTCGAACGTCTCATTAAAGAGTGGACGGCTATGGTGAAAAAGCGTGCGTGTCGTTTGAAAAAGAAGAACATGCAAAACATTGCCACTGGTCTGAACATCGACACGAGCAACAGGAAAAAGAAGAGAGCTCAGATTTGCCAAGAAATCAAAAATAAAATCTAGTGATAAATTATACTACAATGGTCAGGCCTGGAGACCTGCGAAAAATGTTTACGGAAATGGATGACGAAGAACCCCGGGTCGCTGTCATGGCGAAGAATCTTGGTAGCGCGACAAACTTGTATGCGTTTCAGAAAAAGTTGGCAAACTACAAGGATAAGAAAATCCCCAACTATCTCATCGCTGTTAAAAACGCACGCCCGATGCTTTACGAGCGAGTGTTGAATAAGGCGCGCACGCTCCCTAACAGAATTCTCGCGAGTGGTAAGCAAATCTCCAACTCTGTGAGTCAGAACTCGTCCCCCAAGGAGTTGTTCAATGCGATGAAAAAGTTGAATGGCTTGAAGTCGGCGCACGAAAAAACAAAGACACTGGCGAGTCCTTTTGCGACGAAAAATGTCACGCCCATCGGGAATGTGAAATTCACACAAAACCAGATGGCGGAGGATTTGGCCAAGTCGCGTAACTGGACGAACTACTCGAAGAAGGCGCTGTTGTATCAAGGCCAGGCCAACTATTCCAAGGCGGTGGTCGACGCGAAAGCCGTGCTCTCGAATCGCGTCAAGAAGCGATATGAAGAACTCACCAAGAAACAACAAGAACAGACTCAAAAATACGCCAACGTCGCGGGAATGAACAAGTCCTCGAGCCCCGAGAATTTGTTGAATGCTCTCGCGGAGATGCGTCGGTTCAAGCGACCTTTCATGACCCGGAAGCAAACCTAAATTTATCAAACATGTGTACAGACGTTCTAAAGTTGAAATACACAATCATGCACAAAGCATCACCAATATCGTGTTTTCTTTCGTAGGGGACTTCCCCCTCGATGTACTTTTCAGCGATACTGGTGGTTCTCTCTTTTCGTTCCTCGTAGTTCAGGTGTCGCATGCCAAAGTGTGTGTGCAAAGACACTGGATGCACTAACGTGACTTTATCTTTGAACATGTAGTGTAACAATACTTCTATGTTTTGAAAACCCCCGGGTGGTTGCCGTTCTATGAGAACGTGTTCCGCCGCATCGAACCATTCCCTGTGTTCATTCACCATTAACGG